GCTTCGTCGATCTTGTCGCGTTCGCCCGGTCAATTGGAGCGGGCCATCTCCTCGGGCTCGATCCAGGAGATCCTCAGCGAGCTCTACCCTCCGCTGCGGACGTACTGCCCGATCCTGCCCTGGCTCAGCCTGCCGCAGTCGGTTCTGCTGACCTTCACGGGCCGTGAGGCACTCTACGGCGGGGCGGTCGGTGGGGGCAAGTCGGCCGGGCTGCTCGCGGCGGCTCTGCGCTACGTCGACCGGCGCGGCTACTCGGCGCTGCTCCTGCGCCGCACCTACGCCGAGCTCTCGAAAGCCGGGGGCCTGATCCCGCTCTCGAAGGAGTGGCTCGGCGCTTCCGACGCGCGCTGGAACGAGTCGCAGAAGACCTGGACCTTTCCCACCGGGGCCACCATCGAGTTCGGGCACGTCCAGCACGAGGACGACAAGTACTCCTACCAGGGCGCGGCCTACCAGTTCGTCGGCTTCGACGAGCTCGAGCACTTCACGGATTCCATCTACCTGTACATCGGCTTCTCCCGTATCCGGCGGCGGGTGGAGCTCTCCGACATTCCGGTACAGACATTCGGCTCCGCGAACCCGGGTGGAGTCGGGCACCTGTGGGTCAAGAAGCGCTTCATCTCGACTCGCGCGGAGGACGTGCTGTTCGTGCCGGCGACCATCGCCGACAACCCCGGCCTCGACCGCGCGGACTACGAGCTCTCGCTCATCCACCTCCCCGAGACGATCCGCCGGCAGCTCATGGAGGGGGACTGGGGTGCCGTCGAGGGTGCGGCCTACCCGGACTTCGACGAGCGGATACACGTCGTTTCCGCCTTCGCCGTGCCGCCCGAATGGGACCGCTTCGAGTTCATGGACCACGGGACGTCCAACCCGGCGGCGTGGTACATCTGCGCGACCGACTACGACGGCAACCTCGTCGTATATGACGAGTACTACCGCGGCCAGTCGCTCATCTCCGACCACTGCGAGGCGATCCTCGCCCGGCGCGAGGGCTGGTATCCCGAGTGGGTGGGGCAGGACGGGCAGGCCCAGCGCCAGCATCCGCAGTCGATCGCCGACCCTTCGGTGACGACCAAGCTCGGGACGCTCTCCTCCAAGCAGGGCATCCCGGCCACGATCGCAACCGAGTACCAAGACCAGTCGAACGGGCGTATCGTTCTCATCCCCGGCAACCACGATCGAGCGGCGGGCAAGGCGCGCGTGCAGGAGCTCCTGCGCCCGGACGCCGAGCGCTACTTCCCGGCCTGGCATCCCCGCTACGGCGAGAAAGGCGCACCGCGTCTGTACATCGTCGGGAGGAGCTGCCCCGAGCTCGTCGAGCAGGTGAAGGCGGCTCCTCTTCTCCCGCTCGACTCGGGCAAGACGGGCGCGGGCGAGATCGTCCACCCGGACTGGGAGACGACTTACGGGCACGCACATGCGGCACTTCGCTACGGCGTCATGTCCCGTCCCGGACCCTCGGAGGAGCCCGATCTCGAGGACGACCCACGCCGCGCGCTCTTGAAGAGGGTCGAGAAGCGCTGGGAGTCCGGCGAGCCGGCCTACCCGCCCCGCCTGATCTACGTCTAGGAGGGTTTGGCGTTTCGATTGGCGAAGCGGAGCCAACCCGTACTCGTGCTTCAAGCGACCGAACTCACGCTCGACGGCCGCGCGGCCCCAGGGCGGAAAGCCCTGTTATCCTGTGTTCTGCCAAGCGAGGCTCCGTCTCGTTTGGTCAGGCCCTCGGAAGCTCCAACTTCGCGAGGGCCATTGAAGGAATAGGTGGACCTGTCGGGAATCGAACCCGAGAGCGGTAGGTCGTAAGTCTCCCGACTCCCGAACCTGGCAGGCCCATCGGCCGCAGACGAACGGAAGGCGCTTCCTTCCGGGAGGGGTGAGCCAGATAACGAACAGGACGAAGGTGGGCCTCCGCTCGTGACAGAGCTCTTGACGCCGAGCGGCCTCGGCAAGACGAGGGGCGGGGGCAGAGGCGGACAGCGCGCCGTGCCCATCCCTCTCTCGGCCAACGAGTGGGTCACGCTTCAAGGGGACTTTCCGCTGACCGAGGCTGCGTGGGACCAACTGCTGCGGGTCCTCGATGTCATGAAGCCTGGTCTTGTCGTTCCGGCCCTCTCGCCCGCTGAGGACGATAAGGAGTAGCGAGCCGCCGCGATTCCCTGCGGGTTGGCTATACTCCGGGTGAGCCAGATGCGGTTCCGGATGGGGCCGCGCCTGGTTCAAGCCCTCAGCTCGGGGGCTTTTGCCGTTCTATGGGGAGGTTTCGGTGCTGGTCTTTATTGATGAGTCGGGTCATCCCAGACCGAACGATCCGACTACGAAGCCGGTGCCGCAATGTCCATGGGGCAGGGAGACGATGAGGTTGGGGTAGAGCCCGCCGAAGAGTGAGGTAGCGCTGCCTGCCTACGATCCGCGAGCCCGCATGGCTACTAGCCTACGGCGTTTCGCCAATCTCTCCTAGGAGGTTGAAAGATGAGACGACTCATTCGTGCCTGGCGCTACTGGCGTTGTCCGAACTGTCGTGAAGCCGGAGAGCACTGGCACGCGCTGTTCTCCCGTTAGGAGGCTTCGTGCTCGACTTCATCGTCATCCCGAACCCGATCAACTTCCCGCAGGCGTGCGTCGCCTGCATGGGCCAGAAGGGACCGGTGCTCGTCACCCACCGTGCGCTGCATGGCTACGGGGACGTGTACGTGTGCGAGTCCTGCGCCAAGCGCATCTCCCGAGCCTTCGGCTTCGCGGACGGGAAGCGTCTGGACGAGCTCTCCTCTGCCGCCAAGACAGTCAACGAGCGCGACCGAGACATCGCCGGGCTCTCCAAGCAGTTGACGGAGTACGAGCGGAAACTCGGCGATGCTGTCAAGCGAGGCGACGATCTGGAAGCGGACGTGGCCTTCTTCGAGGGGCGTGTCGCGCTACTCGAAGGACGGCTGCGCGAGGCCGGTCACTCGGCACTCGAGCTCGTCGGGGGAGAGGCCAGCTAGATGCCTCGCGAACGGTCGCGCGGCCGACGGCGTAGCGGCGTCTTCGCCCTCAACCGCGGCTCCTCTCCGCACGTCCGGCGTTCGAGCCTCCCGCTGAACATGGAAGGCGGTTCCTCCTTCTTCGCCGGGCGCCCTGCAGCCGGCGGCGGCCGGGACGCCGTGGCGGAGGCTCTCATGTTCCCGCTTGCGTCCGTCCAGGGTTCCTTCGAGGAAGGCCCGCCGCCCGCCGAGCCCGCTCCGCCCCCACCCGAGCCTCCGGGTGAGCCTTCCCCGAGCTGGCCGTCCCAGACCGAGCCTCCGGCGTTCGAGCCTCCCCCGAGCTGGCCGTCCCCGACCTGGTGGCCGCAGTGGCGGAGATCCCGCTTTCCGGTGTAGATGCCCGCCCGATCCCGCCGTCAGCAGCGCTACTTGGCCTCGAAGTTCGGACCGGCCTGGCTACGCGCCCACCACTTCGACCGGCTCGACACGAGTAAGCGTCTGCGCCGCCGCAAGCGAAAGCGGCATGACTCAAAGGGGAAGCGCACATGATGTACGTGGCACTCGCCGAGGCTGTCGTGATCGCGGTGGTCGCCATCTCCTTCGCGGGCATCGTGCGCTGGCTCGTCCGGCAGCAGGCCCGCGAGCGCGACCTGCTCGTGAACCAGCTCTGCGCGCTCGCCGGGCGGCCCTGGCGGGAGCCTCCGGCCTGGCATCCCGAGGAGTCCGAGGAGGAGCCGCGCGTGCTCGTGACCATCCCCGACCAGCTGCCGGACTACTAAGCCGTGTCCAGTCTGGTTCTCGACTCCGCCGGCACACTCGTCGGGGGGGATGAAGCAACGCGCCAGGTGCGCGACGAGATCACGGCGGCGCGCGAGGACCGCAAGCGCTTCGAGCCCACCTGGCACTCCGACCTCGCCTTCGCCGCCGGCAAGTACTGGCTCGCCTGGGACCGCGACCAGCGCCGCCTCGTCTACCCGCCCGAGCTGTATCGCAAGGAGCTGTACGCCGCCGACGTCATCACCGAGTACCGCATGACGGCGCTCGGCGAGCTCGGCTCCGACGACTCGCGGCCGGAGCTCCTCCTGCGTCGCGAGGATCAGCCCTCGGAGGACTTTCAGGAGCAACTCAACCGTGCTGTCGGCTGGGGCTGGGACTACGAGTGGCGCGGCGAGGAGGCTCTCGAGGAAGCGCGCCGCCTGTGCGTGGATACCGGCACCTCCGCCATCCGCTGCCGCTTCGATTCCGGGGTCGGCCCGCTCGTCGCCGACAACGTTCCCTTCTCGAACGGCAAGCCGGTGCTCGACCTCGCGCAAGCGAGCGAGCTCTTCGCGCAAGGCCCCAACCCCGACGTCTCCATGCGTCCGCTGCAACA